CCGTCTCATCTGCGTAAAACTCGGCCTGCCGTACTGCCTGCGTAGCCGCGAGCCGGTTCACGCCCTGCTGGCCATTTACGCGATCCTGATCTGCACCGCGTGCGGTATCGGGCATCATGGTATCCTGAACGTTATCGATATGCAGCCGCACTTCCTCGAGCTGCTCCGATACCGGCCCGATCGCGTGATAGATCAGGCTTCCGTCGCGCTTGTCTACGTCGTTTGGCACGCGGGCAAGCATGTCAGCCATAATTTGTGCCGCTGTCCTCATGCTGGCACCTCCGCATTTATTTTTTGTGTCCCATAGATCGTATCGATCCAGAACATAATCACGTCGCCATCGAAAGTAAAATCCCTCACGTCGCGGATCCGGTCATCCTCAAGCAGCGCTTCCCGAATCATGCGCGGTGCTTCCGCGCGCACATAGTCGGAAGGCTTGCCGACGAGCGTGTGCAGCTCGGAGCCATATGCCCAGGGCAGGTACAGGTACGCATACCGCTCGGTCAGCAGCGCGCACTGCGCCGCCTGCCCGATGGCCGCGTTGCCATCGATCATGCCGCCCCGGATGCTCCCCCGCACGCGCCCAGCCGCAAAGTCAAGCTGCCAGGTGCGCGACGGATAGCTCTCTGCCGCTGTATCGATCGTAATGTCGGGGATAATCATACTTGCACCTCCCGCTTCTCGCTGTATTTCTGGATCCGGTCGAGCAGGATGTACATCTGTCTGCCGTCCGCGCGCGGCTGCGTGATCAGCAGCACGCCGTCGCCGACCTTCAGGGGATTGCGCAAAACAGCCTTTTCATAGCTGCCCACCTTGACGGACAGCCCAATCGCGGCGTCGGAAATGTACAGGCTTTGCTCTGTGATCTCGATCTTGTTATTTAAGCGGATCTTCAGCGGCTTCACGGACGAGACGACGCCCGTCTGATACCCGCCGCGCCCGGAGTCCTGCAGATACTTCGATATGATTTGCTTTACCTGAGTCGGTGTGCAAAAACCCATAAAAGCCTCCTGTAAAACGCGTTTAAATCGGGTTTATACCAGCTTAAATTCCGCTGTTACGCTATGGTAGTTGCTGCGGAAAGTATGCTTTGCACTTATGCAAAGCAGGAATCCGGACAGCCCCGACTTCGGTACGCTGATGTTGATCAGGTGCCCCGCCCGGATAGACTTGTCTCCAACAACCTCGGCCGAAAACTTTCGCGTCGGCCGGTTGCTGATCTGCAGCAGCATGTCAGCTCGCTCGGCGGCCTGCGCGTCGTTCGTGTTTTCGTCCAGCACTTCAAAGTACTGCAGAAGCCCCCAGCGCTGGATCGTGGAGCTGTCGCGGGAAAGAAAAACATCGCGTTTACCACTCGACTTATTGTCCCGTACCAGCTTGATCTGGTTATAGGTATCCGTATCGATGCTGCGCTCGTGGGTATAGTCGACAAGGTTTTGCCCTTCCGCGATCTGCAAAGATACGATGCTGGACGCGATGTTGCGCATGACGATAGAACCCGCCACGTCCTTGATGTAGCACATCTGCTTGGTGTAGGCCAGCGTCGTATCCAGCGCGCGGACGATCATGTCGAGCATGCACTTGTTATCTTCAACGACTGCCCCGAGCGGATAGCCGGGATCCTCGATCTCGCCGGTGGCGAGACCCATATCCTTGCTGATCCGCTGCAGGATCTGCCCGGCCGTGAGGTTGTCGAAGGAATAGCTGTCGCTTGCAGTCAGGTAGCGAAGTTGGTCATATGCCGTATAGCTGCAGACGTTGTTTTTCCCGCTATCGGATTTCTTGAAAACGTACCCTAAAAAGTAAGGTTCGTTTTCCACGCGCAGCCGGACGACCGCTCCTACATCAACATCCAAACCATCAAGCATAGGGAGCGAGAATTCCAGATTTCCGCATTTGTTTATGTTGTCTGTAAATGTAACTGACTCCAGTATTTGCGACGCGTCTATGCGCGCCGAAGGCGTTTGTATGATAAGCTCCGCATCCATATCACTTGTCCATCATTACTAATCTGTCTCCCACATGGATTTTGTTGGGATTTGTGATCACGTTCTTGTTTTTTTCGTAGATATCGCGCCACCTAGTACTATCTCCATACTGCGATTTCGCAATGGACGACAGGCTGTCCCCTTCAACAACCGTATAGTTTTTCAGCATCGGCAGCGTGTTTTCCCGTGTGGTGATCCCGTATCTGGTCGTTCCGCCGATCTGCACAGACTTCACACCATACGCGCGATACTCTTTCAGTTTGATCTCATAGTAGTACTCGCCGATTTGGCCGTGCCGCTCCTCGTGCTTCCACGACTCTATGCTGCACAGCATGTTGACGTCCATGCCGACGCCGGTTACGATCAGGCGCACCGGCTGCCGGGCGTCGATCGCCGCATAGATCCGGTTGATAAAAGACTGGGGCGATATGCTCGCCCCATCCACGGAAAACGGATACCGCACATCCGACACCAGGCTTTTTATGGTGCAGGACGCAAGCTTGCGGTATCCTAAAAAAGTGACTTCGCCCAAGGAAATAATGTCTTGGGATTTGTTATCCACGCTGGCCGCGAAAGCCAACTCATCCAACGGGTTGACCGGCAGCAGCATGCCGCCAAGATACGTTTTTACGCCCATGCGCGTCTCCTTTATGGGACGGGCAGCAGTTCATACAGCCCAGACAGTCCCGTATCAATCTCCTCCTGCGCTTCGCTTTCCAGAGTGCGCCGGATGTCCTCCAAGCTTTCGCCCTGTGTGATGTTGGCGTTGGCTTGCATGCCGCCGCCCTGGTAGTTCAGATAGAAAACGTTGCTTTGCCCGGCCGTCTGCCGCAGCAGTTCCGCGTCCGACCGCGATATGGCCAAGCCAGTTTCCATGGCGGCAAGCGCCTCGAAACCGCTGAGCACCTCCTGCTCTGCGATGTCGCGCAGGTACTTCAGCTGCTGCTCCATCAGGTCGATCTGCTTTTCGGCTGCTGAGCTTCCACTGCCGCCGTTTGAGCCGCCACCGGCTCCGGATCCATCGTTTGTGCTGTAGTCGCCGGAGTCGTAGATCCCGGAGTCGGTCACGGATTTGCTTTCCGCGTCCGCAGCCCAGCTTGCGATATCCTCTTGCAGCTTCGCTTCGCGCGCGGCCGCTTTTTCGTTGGCCTTATCGACCATGCCCTGCAGCTCCGCATCCCGCCGCTGCCGGTTCGCCTCGGCTTCTGCCTGAGCGGCGGCCGCAAAGCCTACCTCGCTGATCGCCCCGATGCTTACGCCGGGGATCTTGTTGAGCTGTTCGATCAGCCAGTTTATGGCGGAGATCACGCCGTTCACCATGGTATCAACGATCGTCAGCACTTTTACTTTCGCATCATCAAACGCGTTGGCAATTCCAAACCCCACGCGTGTAAAGAAAATAGGAACCTGATCAAAAAATCCCAATACGCCGTTCCAGATGCGGATCACACCCGCGCGGAACTCCGCGTTGGTTTGCCATAGGGTGATGAGGATCGTAATTACCGCTATGATCGCGGACACGATCAAAATAAAAGGGTTTGCGTTCATGGCTGCGTTCAGGGCTTTTTGACCGGTAGCCGCAGCCCATAGCGCGACGGTATGTGCATTTTGCGCGATTGTCCATGCCACGACTGCTGCGGCGATACCAGCGATGATCGGCGCTATGACCGACCAATTTGTCGATATGAAGCCGTACACATCAGCCGCGCCCTGCAAGAGCCACATCAGGCCGCCGACAATCGCGGTGACACCGTTTGCGATGCTGTCCAAAAATGCTGTGCCATGGTCAGTATTGAGCCAGGCTACCAGTTCCATGACCTTTGAGATGATGCGGTCGACTGCTTGACCTGGCTGCTGCAGGCGCTCCCACAACGTACCGATCTTGTTACTGATCAGGGTGGTCGCCTGGCCGAAGGTCATGGGCATTTGCGTAAAGTCCGCATCGATCTGGTCGCTCATGCTCATGATCGCCTCGGCGATCTTTGTGGCCGTCAGCTCGCCTTCCGCACCAAGCGCTTTCAACTCGCCTTGGGATACTCCCAAGCCGTCCGCAAGGTACTTCATGAGCATCGGTGCGTTTTCACGCAGCGAACGCAGTTCGTCGCCCTGCAATACGCCGGACGCAAGCGCTTGTGATAACTGCATGATGGCGCTCTGCTGTTCCGACGCTGTAGCGCCGGAAGTGACCATTGTTTTATTCAGCAGCTCCGCAAATTTGATCGCGCCGTCGTTGGTGGCAAACAGTTCGGTCTGTGATACCTTGGATACGAGGGACGCCGTCGCGTTATACTCGCCCCGGCTCGCGTTGGCTGCTTGGCGCACCGCGTCTTGCAGTTCCCTTTGCATGCGCAGCCCATCGTTGATCAAGCCCAAGCGCGCGTTCACGCTCATGAGCGCGTCCGACGTGTCCATTTTGCTGGTCAGCCCGCTCCAAAGCCGCTGCGCGAGCTGCAAGCCCTGATTCGCTACGATAATCGCCTTTTGCCAGCCGGATATGCCGCGGCTTGTCTTTTCCGCTTGCCGATCCGTTTCCTTCATTCCCTGCTCGAACTGGTCGAGCTCTTTTTCGGCTGCGTCGATTGCGCGGCGCGCCTCGGAATATGCGCGGCCTAAATCCGCCTTGGCTGCGGTCGCATTTGCCCGCTCCATCGCGTCGATGACCTTTGTGGTGGATGCATAGGCCGCACGCATCACGCGGGTAAACCGGTCTTGCAGCTTCAGCGATGACGTAATTGTTGCCATCTCGATTTACCCCCTTCGTTTTTTCATCCTTCGGGCTTGCTTTGCCCTTTTTTGTGTCTCCATCTCCAGGACGGCCATGACGTGCGCTTTTTCCCGTACCGGCCGGTCAAGCCACTCCCACGGGAATCGTCCATGTTCAACGATTAAGAAGTAGCTGTACCACGACTCAGCGTCGCCCTGGTCTAGAAGTTTTTTGCGTCTTCGATCGCTTCCTCAAGGTCAAACCCAGACGCTTGCTGTACAGCTTCCGACAGACGTGTGAACTCACCTGCGGTCAGCATGGCCACAACAAGTTTGTCCGCGCCCATCACGCCGTAGGATTTTTGCAGTTCGGCGTCGTGCAGATCCGGATATACTACGGACTCCGCCGCAAGCAGTGCGCTGTACCGGTTCCCGTCAAAGCGTGTCTCCACGCGCTTTGTCTTCTTATCGGTCGTGCGCTTCGTGCATTCGTCCCGCAGCTCCGCATTTCGGGCCTCGGGCACGCCCCGGATGCGCCACGCGATCGGCCTGCCGTCGCCGCCCACAAAGCGGTTGCTTATGACGATTTCCTGCTCTTCGATTGGCAGCGCGGTTTCTTTGAAAAAGGCAGATAAACTCATGCTTTAAACCTCCGTAAATTCTTTCATCAGATCCCCGCCCTCAAAGGTAAAGGGCAGTTCTTGCTCCAGCACGCCGTCCTCAGTGTCAAAAGACGCAAAATCGACCTCGTCAAAATTGCAGCCCGTCAGCAGCGTTGTTTCCGCGCCGTAAGGGGTGGATGGATCCTCGTTTGTGCAGACCAGGTCAAAATATGTGTCGATGCCCTTATTGATGTACTCAAACATCAGGCGTTTGAAAAGGCTTGTTACACGGTAGATCGTCAGCGTGCCTTCCCCTTGCCACGAGGTGGTCTTATGCCCGACGCCGCGCCGTCCCAGCGCTCGGATCTCTTCCTTGTTTTTCTGGGCGGTCGCCTCAAGGTCTTTGGCGTAAAAGAGTTCGTAGTTGCGTCCGTCGATCCGGATATAAGCCGTGGCTTCCTTGGAGCTGATCGCATTTCTTGGCTCAAAACTCATTTTTTCCTCCTTATACCGTGCTTACCACGATGGTATTGTAGATCTTCTCCATCACGTCGACGGGGCGCACAGCGTAATCCACAACAACCGCATCAATTTCGTCGCCGCGCCGGATGGTGATGTCCTCGCTTGTCACGTCGCGGATGACCTCCTGTGCTTCCAGCTCACGCAGATACGCCATGATCTCGGACTTAAAAAGCATGCGGCCGTTCTCGGTGTTGGGCACCTTGCCGATGTAGCCGGCGTACCCACGCTGGTAGATCGTGTCCGCGATCGCGTCGAGCGTGCGCACAACCTTGTTTTTCGCAAAGATTTTCGGCTGGTCGTCGGTGTAGGTGGTCAAAGTGTTGATATCTTTGCAGATCGCAACCGTGTTCCCGCCCACCGGGCTGGGGATAAAAGCGATCTGTCCTGCGTTGACTAGGTCGATCAGCTGCGACGTGGTATAGCGCTCGGTCACATCCACCGCGTCCGGCACGGTCGCGTTGGTCAGGCTTTCGGCCAGCGATACGCCCGCCGTCGCCCCCGCGACAAAGCCCGTCGCCTGCGCCGCCGTGACAGTCGTGCCGTCCGCCAGCAGATACCCGTTCTTAACGCTGATCACAGCGATCGAGTCCGCACCCACGAAGTTTGGTACCACGGCCTGCACATTCTTGCCCTCTTCGCCGCGCAAGCGGTTGACATATGCGATGACGATGTCGTTGACGCTGGAGTCGGTCGTCAGGCTCGGGATGGCGTTGAAAGTATGGAGCTCAAACGCCGCAAGCGCCGCCGTGTAGTCGCCAACCGACGCCGTGCCGTCCGCACCATCCGAAAGCGTCGCGCCCGCACTGGCTGTGAGATTGCCCGTCCCGGAAAATTCGACGTAGGCATTCGCTTTGATGTCGGCTGCTGTGGCCGCCTGTTGTATGTCGACCTCGTTCCCGTCCAGAAAGGTTCGTACATAGTACTTTCCGCTGCTGCCGGGGATCGCCTCGATAGATACTGTTAGCCGGTTGCCCACGCTGCCGCTGTACTTCGCCGTTGCTGTGAGGTTCCCAGCCGTTGCGGTCGCTTTCACGCCTTCGTTCGGGCGATATATCAGCACGGTATGTGCATATTTCAGCGCCTCACGCACCGGAAGCATCGGCGTGCCGATGAGGTTATAGAGCGCAGTGAGATCGTCTGCCTGCACGGCGACAATCGTCTTTTCCGCGAGCCACGGCAGAACGATGGGCATGGCGACAATGCCGCGCGTGCCCTCGCCGACCTCAGCCGCACCTTTGCCCACGACATTGGTGTACACGCCGGGCAAAACTTTATTTTGGATCGTCCAGTTACCTCCTGCCATTATTGGCGTACCTCCTTCTTCAGCCGGGCCGAAACGAGCGCTCCGGCCTCCTTGATGGTATACGTTTCACCAACGCGCAGTACGCAGCGGAGGATATCCGCTTCAATGCCACGCTTTCCGCGCAGCAGCTGCTCGCGCGTGAAGCGTTCTTCTTCGGTAGTTGTTGTTTTGGTGGTCACTTTGTACCTCCTGTATTTTTGATCTTGCCCATGATGGGATCGTCCGGCACGCTGTACAGGTGCGCCTGGAAAGGGCACTTGATATGCAGCACGCCGCTTTGCTCGCTGCGGCGCATGGTGTGCAGTGCGAGCTTGTGGCCATCGTGCTCGATCAGGCCAAGAGCCGCACAGCAGCGCATGTATATCGAGTTCAGTTCACGGTCGCGGTCAAGCGCCATATGCGGCATATAGTAGGTGACGTCCAGCGTCGCGCTGACCTCGTACCGCCGTCCAAAAGCCTTGCGCCATTGCACATCCTCCAAGCTCAGCAGGATGCACCGCTCCGGCAGCTCGTCGGGAACTTCCTCCCCGTAAATCGGCAGAGTTCCATCGAAATGTGCATCAAGCGCCACAGAGGCTGCCGCCAAGTAGATGTTTAACATGTCCGTCATGATAGTGCCTCCTGCAGGCGTTTCAGCAGCCGGGCCGCAAGTCGATCAAGCTCTTTCTGCGCAATCATCTCGCTGTTGCGCATGGCATAGTTTCCACGGACATACGGCGATTTCAGCCGCAAAAAGATGCCCCATTTTCCGGTTTTCTTGTTCCGGCGCGCCGATTGTCCGTAAGCCGTGGTTATGCCCTCACGCAGCTCGATAAAGATCACGCGTCCGACCGCACCCTGTCGGTGCCCTTCCTCCAGGTATCCCGCATACGGAGCTGTGTTGTGGACCTCGCTCACGTAGTCGTCCCCGACTTTGGTCACGGGTCTTCGCGCCGCCTGCTCCCGCGCCTCGGGCGATGTGGGGGAGCGGCCGACCGGAAGGTTATCGACATAGCGTTCGAGATGTCTGCCAGTGACGCGGTTCATCCCGCTGCGCGCTCCAGCGTCCAGATCGCGCATGGCTATGTCGAGCTTGGCCGCAAAGTCTCCGAGTTTCATGCCATATCATCCCCTCCGAGTGGGATTTCCGCATGCGAGACATAGCGCATGGGCCGCCCGGCACGCAGGGTCAGGGTATCCCCGGCCGCCGTATGTACGATCAGCTTGTCGCCAAGCCGGATGTCGGCTTCGGGCGCGCAGAAATACACGCCGTCCACGCGGGCCAGCCCGGCCCGGCCGGACTGGCTATACTGGTCGCCGCCCGTCTTGCTCCACGCGCCCGGAACCTCGGACGCGATCAGCGTCTCCGTTTGCCGGGTCTGCCTGGTGACGGGGTCTTTTTCCGTGTTCCCGCGCCGGTACACATCGGCGGAGTCAAAGTATGTCGTAGCAAGGATGTCACGCTCTCTCATTTTGCCCTCACGATCGCATAGCGGCGGATCCGAGCGTCGAGCGCGTCCAAGCTGTATACGGACACGGCGGATCCGGCGCTGGTGTCATACTGAATCGTGGTATCGCCGCGCTTGATAGATGATACCGGCGCATCCGCGCCGGTGCTTTCCTCCGTTAGGTATCCGGCGACGCCTTGCCGGTCAAGCGCAACTGCAAGGTCGACCAGGAGCCATCCGGCGCGATCCGGCACCGCCGTGCGCTTAGTGACCGCGCAAAAGTGCTCGATCGCCCGGTCGGTCAGCTCTTCCACCAACGCGGGCTCTTTGTCCGGGAGCTTCGCTTGCACTCGCTCGATCAGCGTCGCCCTTTCCATGCTTTATTCCTCCGGCACGGCGGGCGTCGCGTTTTCTTCCGGCGCGCTGTTCGCCTTGTCCTTTTTTGCCTTCTTCGGCTCCCCGAGCTTCTCCCAGCCGTCATCCATCATGGCGGCCGCTTTCTGCGGATCTTCCACGACCCGGACAATGCAATCTTTGATGAGTTTCATTGTTATACCTCCATTTCTTATCAGGAACCACTTGCGGCCGGTGCGGTAATCACGCCGATGGTCTTCACCTTGCGCTTCATCACCCAAGCATCGTACACATAGCGCGCCTGGATCGCCGTGCCGTCAAAGCGCTGGTTGATGTCGGGGCCAAACTCCTTCAGTGCGTCCACCTTGCCGAGCGCCTTGACCGCTTCGATACCGCAGATGATAAAGTGGATCTGCTGGCTGGTCGTGTCAGCCACGATGCCGCCGTCCGTCTGCCCGGAAGTCTTGCCGTCGTTGATCTTGATCACGGTCTGCAGGCGGGTTTTCGGCACCCACAGGATCGGCAGATCGTCGATGATCGTCACGTCGTCGTACGTGACGCCATTGATGGACACGCGTTCGTTGAAGTAAACGCGGTGCCTATTCGTGGACGAGGTTTCCGGCACAAGATTCTTGAGGTTCAGCGCGCCGACACACACCAGCTCCATGGCTTTTTCGCTGTCGTCCTCTACGATGGACTTGAGCGCGTTCAGTTCCGACAGGATGTTGGCCGCCGTGATGCCCTTGGCAGCGATATGCGTGCCCTTCAGCGCTGTATCCGCGTTGATCGCGGCGTAGACCCGGTTAAAACGGTAGCTGTCCTGCTCGCGGACAAGCGGGCCGCGCGCGAACTCCCGCACAACGTTGCTGGCCGTAGCGATATAGCGCGAATCGCCGGGAGTCATGCGATCAAGCGCGAACTCTATGCCGCGATCCTGCGCGAAGTTATAATCGTTCCACTTGGTTTTGACCGTGCCGGACGGATATGCGCCGGACGTACTGTTGGGGTCATAGTCGCCGAGGCCGGAGACTTCGATGTCCGCGATCTTGACGGTCGCGCCGCCGTTGTACTCGATGTCCTCCGCAGGAGGCGTCATCCAGCCACTTTTTGATCCGGCGATAAGCTCCTCGTCAATGATGTTCTGATAGATCGCGGCGTTTTCAATGCTGTTTGCCATGGGTTATGCTCCTTTCTGCCTTAGCGGCGGCCAAGAAAGCTGATGCCGCGCTTGCGCGCGGGCGGTAGTCTGCTGCGCGGAGGGGGCGGGGGTAGTGCGCGCGCTGCCAAGCGCCTTGAAGCGCTCTTCCACGCCCGCGTCCACCGCCGCTTTGTAGATCTTCCCGAGCTCCGCGATACGCTCGTCGGTGGTCTTCTCGTCCGTGCCCTTCACATACGGCATGAAAGCCTGCGGCAGCTTGGCCGCGTCCAGCTGTTTCGCGGCATACTCGCCAAGCTCTTTGTCCGCGATCTTCGCTTTCAGCTCGGCCAGCTCCTGATCCGCTTTTTCACGCAGCTTCTTCTCGCGCTCGGCCTCGTTCAGCTTCGCAAGCTCTTCAGCCTCCTTGAGCGCCTTGTTGACCGCTTCCTGCATCTGCTCGGCGGTGTACGTGTCGCTCGCGGGCTGGGTGGGATTTGTGGGCTCCACAGGATTTGCGGCGGTGGGGACAGCAGCGGGTTCCGCAGGGGTTGCGGCGGGATTCACGGCGGCGGGATCCGCAGCCGGGGTTACAGAGTTGCTCATAACGTACCTCCTGATTTTTGTTTTTTGCATACTAAAAAAAGCCCCTAAAAGGGCTTTTAGAAGTCGGTTAAATTGGATTTACTTCAAGATTTCATAGCTTGCGATTTCGGGAATATCGATCTCTAACCCAGCAACATGCGTTTCCAGGCTGCGAAAAACACTTAGTGTGCTGATTTCAGGCTCATTGTCAAACCACGGTGTGAAGCTGCGCACGTAGCCGGTAATAGAGGAGCCATCACGCATTTTGAACTTGACATGCTTTCCGCACAGCTCAATGAATGGCTTCAAATTTTCCATGTTTTCCATGTGCCGCTTCCTCCTTTCGGTTTTATTGTGCTTTTTCTGGGACAACATGTACGCCGGTTTTGCTGTAATGGATGCTGATCCAAGTCGTCGGTGTAGGCGTTTTCCCATCTAAGTATAGTATAACACCGATCGTCTTGCCCGTGTCAACGATTTCGCGGAAACTTGTGCCACGGAATTTCGGATACCCAGTTCCAGAAAGATTATCAACGAGGGTTTGCAGTTCACCTGCCCCGATCGTGAAATAGCTGCGGCCTTCGATATAGCCTTCACCCAGCAGATGCCGTTCCTGCTTGCGCATGTTGATCTCGGTCGGCAGTTCGCCCACGCGCCATTGTTCCAGCAGCCGGTATTGCTGCTTACGCTCGGCCCATTTTGCGGGATCGCCATATTTTACGGCCTGGAAGCCGGCAAGCGAATCCTCGACCGGCACACCGGCCAGCACGTATTTTTCATACAGCGCGAGGTCTTGCGCCGCGTTGCGCTGCATGGTGTACCGCAGCAGCTCTTCCGGGTCGCCCAGCACATATTTGTTGTACCACTGGTCATATGTCATGCTGGCAGGTACTTTATATGCGTTCCCGTCCGAATCGCGCGCAAAGCGCGTGTTGGCGCTGTCGTCGTCCTCGGCCTCCGGAGGCCAGTGCTCAACCGCCACCGACCGGCAGTTCGGATGCAGCGGGGGAAAATTCAGCCCGATCTTCGCATCGTCCACATCGAAGATCATGCCGTCGCGCTCCCGGCAAACTTCGGACGTCAGTGCGTCAAGCACGGCCACAAATTTATATTGAGGCGCGCCGTTCGCACGCATGGACGCGAGCGTCGCTTGGGCGCGCATGCGTCCGACCTCGGTGCGGATCAGCGTCCGCGCTCTACTCTCGGACATTTTCATCTGAGCCGTAAGCTGCCGGATCATATCGGCTTTCGTCGTGCCGAGCGCAAGCCCGGAGCCTATGATTCGATTCAACCGTTCCGCCAGCTCGATGCGGTGTTTTCCCCATATGCGCTCCGAAAAATTGTGGGCGCGTATAGGCGTCTCCAGCGCCTGCGTCACCGCCTGCGGGTTGATACGTGCAAACGGCGTCGCAAGCCCCTGCCACTGATGCTGGCCATAGATCGTGCGGTAGTATGCGTCCTCGTAGTTCGCAACGCATTCCTGCCGGGTCAGGCCGTCCAGCCGTCCATACAGCGCGGTTTGCAGCTGGTTCAGCTGCATCTGCAGATACTGCAATCGATTGATCTGGCTCCCGGCGTGATACCGATCCAGAAGTCTGGTGGCGACATGGTCGGCCGGATACCGCTGCACGAGCGCGTGGTACTGCTCCAGCGTCAGCTCATATGCGCGCCGGTCTGAAAGGGAGGCATGCGCTTCCGCCATGGTCATCCCGGTGTCGGACGCATACCGCTGGTACCATTCTTCCAGCAACCGGCCGATCTCTTCGGAAGCATCCTCAAACAACCGGCTTGCGCCGTGCGCCGCCTTCCGCTGCCCTTTTACCAGCCGCAGCGTTTCGATCTTGGCGCGCTTGATCCAGTAGCGGTCACTCGTCATTGGTCAGCAAAGCCTCAACGTTGGACGGGAACTCGTCGTTTTCGGCGCGCGCCCGCTCATCCAGTCTTCGCTGCAGCTCATCCGACGCGTCCTTGATTTCCGGCCACATGCCAATCAGCGTTTCGTCCGACAACAGGCCGCGTAAATTGTTGATGATCTGCGATGTTTCAAGCAGGTTTGCGATGTTCGACCGATCGAAAGACAGCTTCACAGTGCGCCAATCATATGCGGTGCCGCGCCGTGCGTTTAAGTGCTCCGTCAGCAATCGGATCTTCTTCATTTCAGACGATGTGAAATACTTCTGCTTTTCGGTGGCAAGCTCCTCGATCCCAAAAAGCTTGTACTTCATGGCAACGCCGGAAAGATTCCCGGCAAAGCTTTCGTCCGTCAGGTTGGGGACGAGCGCCAGAAAGAAAAGGTCGCGGTAAACGCGGTTTTTGTAGTTTTCCGTGGGCGTGTCGGCGATGTTCTTGGTCACAAACTTTACATCGCCGCCGTCCGGCAGCAGCAGCAACCGCTCCTCTCGCATGGTGCGCAGGCTCGTCGCGGGATCTTCGTTGGTTTCCCCATCCAGACTGATTTCCTCCGCACCCGTGATCGCGAGGTAAGCGTCGGTGAAGTAGTCCAGATCGTTTGCCGTGTCGCTTTGTGCGCGGTCATATGCGTCGATCTGCGGGATCACGTCCTCGTAGTCGCCCTTTTGATCCGTGCTGTTCCAGCGGACGATCACGGGCACGTCGCTGTAGCCGTGGGCATAGTCGCCCGTCCGCATCCAGCGAGACGCGGTTCCCGCGCGCCGCTCGTAGGTATATACACGGTCTGCTGTGTAGACGTCCGCATGTTCAATGGCAGTTTCGATGCCTCCCACGATCTTCACGGTTTTATACAGGTAGATCACGAATATCAGGAAGCGGTCAATCCCCTCGCCATAGACCGGGATCATGTCGCTGGGCTGGATCGATGCGGTTCGGTCATTCCCATCCCGATCAATATACAGCAGCTCGAACGCGCGGCCGAATTTTGACATGCCTTTGGCCTCTTCATAGTGCTTCACCTCAGCCATGTGGGATTGATACAATTCATTGAGCGCATCTCTATACTCGGGATCCTCACATTCGATTTTCACGCCGCTCCCAAGGAAATACGCCGTTGCGATGCACGTGATATAGCGGGCAAACGCGTGCGCGATTCGGTTGTTCGGCTTACTGCCGTCCTTGAAAATTCTATTGCCGATCTCGTTCTCGTTCATATAGTAGCGATCTAGCCGCCTATATCGCTGCAAGTCAGCCATATGCCGCCGCGTGCAGTAGTCAATCAGCTCCGACCCGATCACAGTATCCTCCGGCAGTGCGATTATGACAGGCCGCTCCTTTGCTGGCCGGATGTCGTTCATATGCCAAATCTCCTTTTCTTTATGATCAGGCGCTTTTTCCGGCCGCCCTGCGCGATCGTGCGCAGACCCTCAAGCGCGTCTGGGCCGTCGTCGTGGTCGGCCATGGGGAAGTATTGCAGCTGCTCCAGCAGCAGCTTGTGCCTGCGCGAAAACTTGATGTACTTGTTTTTTATGTCCGGCTGAAGCGTCTGGATCCGCAGTACCTTATCGCTGCTTTGCGGTACCTCCTCGATGGGGAGATATATCCGCGCGCGGGCGCTGGATTTCGCCAACTGCTCTTTCAAGAACCATTGGAACTGCACAGTTTCGACGCCGAACTTCACATAACGTTTCCCGTATGTCCGCTGGATCCAGTCGGCTTTTTGCAGTACGTCGCTTATGATCGCGTCCGGATGCCGCCGCGCGATGTCCGCGTCCAGGATGTATAGATACCCGGTCGGCACCTCCAGCGCGCCGGTCAAAATCGCGGAGTAGTCCGCGCGTCGGTTTTTCCCAAGCGAAGGATCCACGAAGCCATAGAAGCGGAAGTCGGCGGATGAAAAGTCCATATCTTCCGGGTTGTAGTAGTCGAACCATTCTTCGTTGAAAAGGCAGTCGTCCGGATTCACCGGCTCATTTTGCAGCTCCGAGTTGAAAGATGCTTCGCCTTCGGAAACGCGCGTCACCATAAGGTCATAGTAGCTGAGCTTTTCCTCCCACAGCACTTTGGTGCCCGCAAGCATTTCTTCCCGGTTTTCCTCAAAGAATTTTTTTGCTTCAAGCTCGCGCCCCTCGTTGCCAAGGTCGGTATAAATGCTTTCCCAGGTCTCCCACAGCGGCGAAGTGGAAAAAGACTGCACCGCCTTGTACTTGACGCTCCGATACGCCGGATTCTTCAGCACTTTTGCCAACAGGGAGTCATAGTGCAGCAGTGTGCCGATGTATACGATGTCGGTATACGTATCGCCCGCTTTGGAAACCGCTTTATAAAACCAGTTTTCAAGCTTCTTGCGCTGCTCCACTGTCCTGACGTTTTCATCGTTCTCAATGTCGTCGAGCACCATCAGGTCAGGCCGCCAGTTTTTATGCTTCCGGCCGCGGATCTTCTGGCCCGCGCCGATCGCGTCGATGCGCACGCCGTGTGATGTGATGATGACATTTTCCCGCCACACACCGCCCGTCAGGTCGCCGAAGTCCTCGCGGATCGCGCCGTTGTCTTCCAACTCGTCTTTAATCGCGCTTAAAAATCCGTTTGCTTGGTCGCTTGTGTCCGAAAGGATGATGATATACCGCTTGTATCGGTACAAAGCCGCGTGCAGCGATCCCTTAAATGTGAGGTTCGTCGATTTTGCGTGGCCGCGCGGCGCTGCTGTTGCGCGCCGGCAGCCGTCTTGTGCGTCCACAAGCTTCGCGTCGTCGCCGATGGGCACGACGCCTTTCAGCACGCCCTCGCGCCATAGCGTATCCAGCTCCGCGTGGAACTGCGGCGAGGGCCGAGAAAAGTAGTGGGGTAGGTAGGCGCGGCCAAAGTATGCCATATCCATCGCGGCAAGCGCACGCCGGATCCCGTTCTCGCCCTTTAGGGAATCCCCTGCCCGGTAGCGGCGCAGCAGCTCCCGCCGTTCCGACTCGTTGCCCTTGCGCAAATACTCTTCCGTCAGCGCGCGCAGCTGCGCGTCATTATTTCCTGCTGTACCGCCGCGATTGTTGCTGGCTTCCCGCATGGCCTTTGCCAGCCGGTCAAAGCTTTTCTCGCGCCGCACGCTCATGCGTTTACACCTCACTTCAAGATTCGCCCCAAATTTGCCCTGTGCCGCTTTTCCGCACGCAAAGCGCCGCGTGTTCGGCGGCGCTTCCAAGGCGAAATTTAAATTGGTTTTAAACCGGTTTTAAAGGCGGTTGGTGCGGGATGTATGGTTTGGCACTTGTCGCTTGTGCCACAAGTACCCTGTCGTCTATCTCTTTTAGCTTTACGCTTGCGGGACGAATCAACCGTATGCGCGCTGCTAAAATATGGTGGGGGGATATGCATGCCATGACATATCCCCCGTCGAAAGGAGGATCCAGCGGAAGGCGCACACAAGCCCGACTCTGGAGTATGATCAACGGCGAGCGCCGTGGATCGCTTTCTCGGTGGGGGCGTGTTCTGGCCACACGCCCCCGTCACAAAGGAGGAACCCGTCAGCAGGGAAGGATGATGCCCTACTGCGGAAGTATGATCAACGACATGTTGATGTCGTGGATCCGGTTTAAGATGTGCACGCGCACCCGCGCGCGCCGCTGGCGCTTATCCAAGCGGATAATCCAGCCCTCTTTGCCGATCAACGGCCCGGAAACAATCCGAATCCGGTCGCCATCCTGGACGCCGCGCGATGGGTTTAGCGGCGCGTCTGTGATGGACAGCATTTCAATATATAGCGCTTCGTCCGCGTCAAGCGGCGTCGGCTGGCCTAGGATGCGCAACACATGGTCTACACCGTGGATCCTGTGATAGTCCGTATCGGTCATGCGCAGCTCAGTGAAAACATAGCCTGGGAAGAACAAACGCTCCCGCTCCCGCCATACGCCGCCATGCCGCTCGATCGTCATTTCACGTGGTACGGCGGCTTGGTATCCCAGCGCTTTAAGGTCGTCGCGCACTTCCAACTCGCGCAGTGTGTGTACCTGCAGCACGTACCAGCTCATGCTACTCCTCCGGATCCTGCGGCGCATCTTCCGTGCCGCGCTTCGATTCCAGGAATTCCGCGACATGTGCATACAGCTCCGGCCGTTCGTGCGCCATGGCGTCGAAAACCATCTGCTTCACGGCATCGATGCCGGTATCCACATCGGTCTGGTTTTGCAGGTCGATGCGCTTTTTGTAGGCCGCAGCCTTGATCAGCGCATTCGATTCCTTCAACAGCTTATCCAGCCGTACCTCCGTCCACGCCTCTTCTGGCGCGTTGGCAAGCGCGTTGAAAACATTTTGTGACATTATCCGGACGATCGCCTCGGTCGTATCTAAGTCCGGGTATTTATCCATCTCCGCCATCATGCGCTGCATATTCTCCTGCGCGATGTTCAAGAGTTGGACATTCGCATGATAGTTCTTTGCGTATCGGCACACCGATGACGGCGATATGCTGATACCCTTATCCGCAAGGTAGTCTACAACTTCCGCATACCGGCAGTTTGAGAGCAGCATCTGCTCCACGGTATCCTTGACCGCAGGCGGCAGGTCATCGATCTTGCCATGCTTGCGCTTGCTCACTTTCGGCTTCATGGCTACACCAGCACCGCCGGGTCTGTATCGATGTACCGCGCGAGACGGATCCCTTTTGCGGTCAGCGATACGTCGCATTTCTTCGGGTCTGCCCGCCGCGCGTCGATCAGCTGCTGGGCCGAGCAGTAAAGGATGTCGATGTATCCTTCTTTTTGCAGATAGGTAAGCGAATCCCAAAATTCAGCTTCGGAGAACTCCGGCAGCGCCGTTTTTATCGTGGCCAGCCGGATCCAGTCGCCGTCCAGGATGTTGATGACGCGGATCATAGCGCCGTTGTTTTCTGCGAAATTGGACGCTTCGATGCGCTTTTTTAATTCCCGCTTTTCTTCCATCATGTCAGGCTCCCCCTTTTCTTGCCAGCTCGAAAAGCATGTCATATATGCGGTCGTTCTGCGTCGTAAGCTTTGCGATTTGCGTTACGAACTCGTCTTTCGTAATGTACTGTGTGCGCACGGCTTTCAGCTCGCTGTCGATGCTGTCCAGCCGCTCGTTCATCCGCGCTTCCATCTTGGCCATCGCGGATGCGCTGGAGGCTTCGATCTTTTCCAGCTCCGTCCGCTTCGCAAATCCGTCGCGGATCGCGGCGATCGCTTTCTCGTTCTGGTCTACACGGTCGATCGTGCGCTTCAGGAAGAAACTGATTACGCCCGCGATCGCGCTTAGCACCAGTCCGATAATCTTGCTGACCACATCCGCTCCATCCATACGCACCACCCAAAAATAAAAGATTGATCCGGTTATGGATCAATCTTAAACGCATATGGGTGAAACTTCAATTTGCAGCGCTTCAACAGCTTTCATCCGCGCTCCGTTTCTGCGGATTCAGCCGTCTTGATCGTATCACAGTCTTCACCCACTGGCAAGCAAAAACTTAATTGTCCGTCGATCGGCTTCGCGCGCACGCGCTTAAGCACAGGCGCAACAATTACGCGGATATGCCGGGGCGAAAGCCCATACATGCTAGCTAGTTCATTAAAATTGTAGCCGTCAAATGCTTCGCGGATCGCTTCATCCCGCGCATTCCGGCTCAGGCTTTCGGGCTTCGGGATATACAGCTGATACCCTCCATACCGCTCAGCCAGCCGCATGAGGCCGTCCGTGCCTACAAGTTCCGCGATCGGTCGGTACTCGCTGCTGATGTCGTCCAGCGTCAGGTTAAATGCCGCCACTCGCCGCCGCCTCCTTTCCCGCCGTGCCTACGATGCCTTTTAGGATCTCGATCAAGCGCCATCCGTCCGCAAGGGACAGGAAGCGGAACGGCTGCTCCGGCGTACAATCGCGGTGGAGCTGTTTGCGGATGATCCCGCAAAGCCGTTCGCCCAGCGTGGCCCGGCTTGGCGTATGATCGAGATCCCGCAGCTGGTACATCAGCCGCCATATTTTTCGCTGCTGCTCTGCGGTAACGCCGCCCGGTATTTCCTCATGCTGCTTGCGCCTGCGCTGCTCCAGCGGTTCCGTGCGGTTCTTCAGCTTCAGCTTTTCCAATAGCTCTGCCTGTACGGCGCGAAATTCAGAATTTGTGAGCGCACTCACGCTATCTTTACCCGTGATGCGCTGCACTACGCAGTGGAGCGCGTCTTCCCGGTTGCCCGATTCCAGCAGGCCTGCAGCCGCGCCCAATGCATAGATGCGCCGGATTTCTTCTTTGGTGATCGCTTGGCTCCCTTTCATGTGTGTTTTCCTCCTTTCAACTGCCTCGTCAGTGCCGGACGCTGATCCCCGGCAGACCGCCCGCAGGCGGTTTCGGCTTTATCTCGTGCAGGCTGCAAGCCGCCGTTCCGTTTCCCGGATCTGTGCTTGGATGGCGGCAATTTTTGTGTCTCCGTCTTTTAGGGGATGCAGCTCCGCGTTATAGAGCATCGCCCCAAGCACTTCCAAACCGTCACGCAGCTGCTCTTCCTGTGTGCGCGACTCCCCGCTATGTACGATCATCATGATAAATTCCTCCTTATTGCTCCAACAGACTTTCCCGATCGACCTCGTACCAAAACACATCGTCTACCTTGATGTTCGCCCCAACGGCAAGAATGTCATCAGCAGGATACTTCTTCAGCGCATCCTTATTTACCTTGGGCGGCGGGGATACGATGCAGTCGCTCATCCCGCGTACGCGCAGCGCCTTCACGATCGCCGCGATCTTTGCTTCGGCTTTTGGCAGGATAACTTTCGTGCTCTTGCGGTATCCCGTCTGGCCAAACTGCAGCGACATTGTCTTTTTCTTGCCCATATCGTCGCTGTGTTCATCCACGTAGCCCTTAATTTGCAGCTCCAGCTTGGCAATGCGCTGCGTGTACGGTTCCGCGTTGATGCCAGCTGTAAGCTTTGCATCGTCGATCGCGCGCTGCATTTCCGATTCGATTGCCTCGACCTTGCGCTGGCACTCACCGATTTCGGCTAAACATAGATTTACATCATCCCAGCTGTTCAGCACATGGTCGGGCATGCGTACTCGTGCCATATAGCACCTCCTTCAATTTTTTGCTGCACTCTGCGTTTTCACGGGCTTGTGACCGTCCTTGGCCGCATTACAGCCCATAAAGGGCGTGTTTAAATTCCCATTTCCATGAACTTCATCATCTGAATCAGACCATCGTATGTGATATCCTCGTTGTCGCAGGCGTTGCTGTACAGGTTAGATGCGCCGCGCAGACCTTGTTTGCTTTGCGCCACCGCCAACATAAGCGCCTGCTCCTGCTCACTTGGCAGATCAGGAAAAAGCTTGCGGATGTCCTCGATCGTGATCTGCGTAGTCATGCGCAGCTTGCTCTGCTTTGTGCGGCTTTGAATCTGCGCGAAAGCTGCCTCCAACCTTCCGCCCATATTGTCCACGACCGACCGGTTCCCTACGAACACGACACCCATGGATGGGACATAGTCCGATATGGATCGGATCATGTCGATCGTCTTTACCGGCAGATGCTGCGCTTCGTCGATAATCAGCACTTTCCGGCCGCCTGCAAAATAGGAAGCCACGTTAAACCACATATCGTCTTTGCGCGCGACCGCGATATGCAGCGTGCGGCAGAGCAACTTCAAAAAGCTGCTGATACTGGAAAACACGGGGTTCACCGTAACGACCACAGCGTTGTTCGGGAAGTCTGCCGCATACTTCTGCACTGCTTTCGTTTTTCCGATCCCAGCGTCCCCGCACTCCACCGCGAGGCCGCCCTTGAGGTGTGCAGAGCGGATCGTCTTATATACCGCCTCAGATATGCTCGTGGGCACGTAGTCCGGCGTGCCGTGGAGCTGCTCCGCCGCTTCGCTGATGTTGAAGAATTCCTGAAGCTTCTGCTCGAACCGGGCAGGGGATTTGTAAGTCCCTTTTAAATACTGGTTTAAACCCGATGAATTTGAGAATCCGAGGGCTGCGGCAAACGCCGCTTGTGTGATGTTATTGTCCCGCATGTACGCAAGGGCACGCTCCCGCCAATACTGATTTTGTTGAGTTCCTGCCAAAGTGAGTTGTTCCGCTGCTTCTGCCATGATGATATCCTCCTCCGTTTAATTGCTGATTCGTTTGGCCGCATTGCGCAGCATGCGGTCGGTATCAATCTCGACCACCTTCCCGCCCTTTTGCGGCGGCACAGCGGTCAAAACGTGTTTTTCGTTGGCGCGTACCGGCTCCAGCACTTTTCCCTCGCTGATGACCATATCTGCTTTCGCTGCCTGGCTATGCCGCAACATGAGATCCAGCGCATCGATGCGCTGCGCGGGCGTAAGCCGGCTTGTGTAGTCTTCTGCGAGTGCCTTGACGGCTTTGTCTACCGCCGCCTTCTTCCGCTGTGCGGTTTGCAGCTCATCTTTCGACGCTCCCCATATCAGACGGCATTCGCGGTCGATCGGCGCGGTCTGGATAAAGCGGTCTTCCTCGTCATAGATGCGGACTTCCGAAAGATCTTCTGGATTGTACCGCACATACACCTTTTGCCCTTGGCGGCCCAGTAGGAGCGGCGCGTCCCAGTAGTACAGCTTTACGCCGCTGACTGTGATCTGCACGCCCTTGCGGCCGATCGTCTGATACCGCGTGGTGCGCATGAGCATGAGGTTCAGGTCTTCGGCGGTTGCCACGCGCTTTGTGTGCAGGTTCGCGTTGTACACATCCATGCGGCATTTGCCTTGATCCGCTTTCACGCGGCCGCCATACGCGCCCATGTTGTAGTATCCGTCCAGAATATCGTCTACCGCCGCGCGGAGGTCATCATCAAATGGGATCCGTCCGTCTTTCAGGACGCACTTCAGCTGTTCCGGCCGCTCGATCGCGTTGCCTCCGGTATACGTCTCAAAGAGGCGTGACAAGCTGTTTTTCAGGTCTAGGAAGGTTCGCTCGATCGGCTTCGCTTTCGCGTTGCGTACGATCGCATTACGCATTTCAATGCCCAGCCGCGCGAAGATCGGCGGCGGTTCGGGCAGGTCTTTTGTACTGGCTTTTTGCCGGTGCCCAAGGCCGCCTACATCACGGTTCAGGAACTCGCGCCCGTTGTCCACGAGGATGTGGCGCGGGATCCCAAACCGCAGGATCCCTTTGCGGAGTGCAAAAAGCGTCGCGTCCGAGCAGGGGGCATCCGTCACATACCAGCCCGTGAAGATCTGGCTGCGCGCGTCGATGAACGCCGTGAGATACAAGCGGTGGTGCGTTTCGCCGTCTGCAGACTGTGTGATCACGTCGAACGTGTGGTTATCCGCGATCCAGTAGTCGTTGGACGCAAGATCGTCATATAGCCGCTCGATGTACGGTGCGCAGCGGTCGCTGTATGCCTTCTCCCCTTCGCGCATCAGCACGCGTACCGGCATCTCGATCGTTTGCACTTGCCGCCGGAAAGCGTGGTAGCTCGGCATTTGCGGCAGTAGGTCGGGGTGGTACTCTTTCGCCCACATGCCGACATATTCGACGCATTTTGATATGGGATACTGACGTTGATCCAGATAGTAGTCCAAAAATGCGTCCCACAGTTCTTTGGGCATGTCCGTCCTGCCTTTGCGCCACTTGCCGCGCTTGTCGATCAACCCGTCGAGGTCGCCCATCCGATATGCACGCCATTTGCGGTACAGCGTCGGCTCGCTCACTTGCAGCTCCGGCCGGGTCAGCGTCAGCATGGCGCAGAACGCTTTGTCCACGCCCGCCTTACTTGTTTGCGCCGGATCGTTGCGGTATCGCTGCCACTCTTCCAACAATTCGCTCCACAGCTTGATCTGTGCCCGTTCATCGGCGGTATAATCCTCAAGCGCTTTCGGCTGCGCTACCATAGCGGCTGCGCTTCCGGCTTTTGCGCCGTAGTGCTTCGCTTGCAGCCTGTCCGGCAGCTCGCTCACCGGGATCAGGTATTTGGTTTGGTTTCGGTTCGCATTCCCGCTCAGTTCATACGCCAGCTGGCCGTCCGCAATCATCTTGCGTACGTTTTGCTCACTGCAGCCCCGCAGTTTGGCATATTCTTTTATGGTTATGTGTTCCATATATCCGTCCCCACATGGTATAATCGTTACAAAGTTTAGCCTGCCTCATCGGTGCCGGTAGGCCGTCTCCGGCAGACCGCCCGGAGGCGGTTTCGGCAGAGTTATTAAAGGAGGAATTTCAAGTGGAAGATTTAAAAGCAACCAGCATTGAAGAAGCAACAAAATTTCTCGAAACCCCAATTGGCGTTGGCATCGGTGAAGCCATATTCGCAAATGAACGGCTTGCACAGGCGCTCTTAATCGTGCTTGTCAGGAGCGGTGTGATCACAAACAGCGACGTACAAAAGGCGCTTGATGCCATCCTTATCCGCGACATGGCTAAACTGTGGGAAAATAACGCTGAGTAACTGGCTGCATGCGCAAAAGCCCCTTCCTAGTGTCCACGAATAAATTACCGTCTTCGCCTTCCAAAACCGCAAGCTTAACCCCTATGTACATCAGCCAGTCCTCGAATTCATAAAACTCTTTTTTTACAAGCACGCCCCGGCGAGTGACAGTCGTCTCCCCGATCCTTCGCCGCCTTTGCGGCCATTCCAATTTCTTGCTGTTTGCAGCGGTTTGCCCGTAGGGCTGTTGCGCATCGCGCACTACCGCACCGAAACCTGTTGTGAGTTCTTCGATAACGCAGCTGTTTCGCTCAAAAATTTTCCGATAACGAAGTCCTAACCTTTCGCAAAGCAGGAAGCTTTTCCCTCCATCCGGCCCGATTATTTGGTAGCATTTCATGTTCGCTCTCCTCCTTGGTTTTTTGTATCCGGCCTGCCTCATCGGTGCCGGTAGGCCATTTCCGGCAGACCGCCTCAAGGCGGTTTCGGCTTAAATGCGCCGTTCACATTCCATGCAGGTATACCAAGTCAATGTCGCCTTAGTGCTCCCGTTCCGCTTTTGCGTCGTCTTCACACATTCCGTTCCGACCGGGATTGCCTGCCCGCATTTCCGGCACCGCTGCGTTCGACTGGATCGCACCAGCCCGATTTCAACCGTCATGGTCACTCCAATGCCCTCAGCACATCCTTGATGATGGCGATCCGGCTGTCGCATTCGATATTGATATTGCGCTTCCAACCACTTTTAAACCATATGGTGACAACGTCGGTATCTGTCAGCCGCACATGATCGATGGCGACATCTGCCTGCCGCAGCACTATCTCCAATAGGCCGACGAATACTGCCTTGTCCACAACGGGAACGGGGGATAACGCCGGTTCGTATATCGGCCGCATGCCCTTGCCATCATCGACGCAAACATGTTTTGGAATTCCACCGGCACGAGCCAGCACAGTTTCGTATACATTGGCAAATGATTGCAGCGCTTCCGCTAATGTCTTTTCCTTCATATCGGGTTCCTCCTTCCAACGATGAGCGCCGCGCCCTTTCGGACGGCCCCGGCTTTCACGGGACTGGGCCTTGGGTCTATAGCTTGATGATCGGGGTGACAACTTCTTCAAAAAGCTCTTCGTAGGTGTAGCTGCTTCTGCCTTCTTCTTTAAGCCGTTCAAAAAAAGCCTGTTCATCCAGCGCTATGCGCAGTACCTTGAAAACTCCTACCATTTCAGGTGTCACGCCGGTTATGTCATGTCCAGCGATCATGCAACTAATCGCGTTCGGAACATGGTTTAGATAAAGGTCATACAGGCTGCTGGATTTTGCCTTGTCTTCCAAGACCCGCGCTGCAAACTTTTTGCGGTTTAGCGGGCTCTTCTTCGGTGGAATAAGGCCATCCATGCGCAGCCGCTTCCGCATTTCCGCGCGCAGCCGCTTTTCCTTCGCGGTCATTTTTTTGCTCATACATCATCCCTTACATCCCTGATATATAATGGCCGCTGGCGCTTTGCCGCAAGACGTGCACGCGCCCTGCGCCGCGATCGTTCCTCCAGTGCCTGCACCGCCGCGAGCGCCGCCATGCAGCCCAGCACCAGGCCAGGCAGAAAAAAAGAGAACATCAGACCGAAATAGTTCATGGGTTCCTCCTTTACAACAGCGCAGCTTTCAGCGCGTTGGCATACCCGCATATTGTGGCGATGCTCATGCGGATGCCGTATTGATCCAGAAAATATCGGCTGATTGCGCTGTAGCTGTATGCCCCTTCAAAAATCATATCGGTCAGTTCATCCCGCTGCTCTGCGCTCATGCGCTGGATGATCGTCGGCCTCCTGAACGCAGCGGGCGATGTTCTGTCCATTATGCGCATGGGGACGCTCGCACCCCGCTGGCTCTGCGCGATATACGGCAGCAGCTCCGTCACCGTAATGCGCACCGTCTGCGCGATCACCTGCGTCAGCAGCTCCATGTCAACCGGTTGCCCGTATCCGCCCGTCTTCCGAATCGTGGGAAGCACTTCATCGAACACCCACTTCTCAAACCGCTCAGCAGCCGGAAGCTTGCTGTGCGTGATCATCCGGTACAGGTCACCTTCCGGAATGAAGGTCATTTCTACATTCTGCATTGCAGGTGTTCCATCTACCTTTTTGCCTGTCATGACCCCTATGGAACGTTTTGTTCCGTGGGGGCAATGATCCCTTACGGCCTTACGTGGATTATCGTAGCCCAAAGCTGCTGCAACGTCCTTCCCGCAGAACAGCACCCTGCCGTCCTCCTCGATGATGCGCACATCACCGAACTGCTCGTGGTTGAATACCTGTAGTTGTTGGTTCATGCTGGTTCCTCCTTTCCAGTTTTCAGGCGCACCTGAATTTCTCCTTAAATTACTTTTTTTGCAGGATAGAAAAGATCTTCAACTGGTTTTTCCAGCGCTTTTGCAATTGCCGCAGCCCTTAACGGATGCACAGTTTTGCATTCACGGGCTTCAATACGGCTCAACGCGTTGTCCGGCAGATCAGCTAGTAGAGATAGCTTTCTGCAAGATAGATTTTTCTTAATCCGTTCTTCACGGATGCGCTCTACGTCAGCTAGCAGCATCATTTGTATCCACCTCCGGGTACGTTCGTATCTTATATGTATTATAATGGATGCATTCGTATCCGTCAATACGTTTGTAATATATTTTGCTTGTACGTTTGTATATGCTCTGATATAATCTTTATTAGAACTGAGGAGATTTTTATGTTCGGTGATGCTTTAAGAAAATTGAGAGAAAGTCTGGACATGACGCGGGATGAGTTTGCCGCTAAGCTCGGGATATCGTCTAACTCTTTAAAAGCGTATGAATTGGGAAAACGTCGGCCAGACTTTGAGGCAGCTCTTAAAATAGAGTCAGAGTTCAAAGTCACTATCTATGAACTAAATTGCGGACGGCCACTTATCAAAAATGATATGATTTCCAGGCTGGTGTCAGAGTGCGGAATTTCTTCCGAATATCTGCACAAGATGTTAGACTATCTTTATAAGGCGAACGATCAATCTCGGGAAATTGCCTGTATGCATTAAAGGCAGGCCGATCTGAAAACTTTGGTAGCATTACTTCTACCAATAAAAATAATGTTGTTGCGGACACTAGTTCCGGTTGCGATAATATAAGCATGTTGAGCCTTCCAGTCATGGGCCGCTCCGCAGCCGGAATGCCGATTGAAATGGTGTCCATTCCGAATGAACCGATTACCATCAATGGTGAAGTCCAGGTTAAAGCTGGGGACTTCATCGTGATTGCTGTAGGCGACAGCATGATCGAAGCAGGTATTCACGATGGCGATAAATGCGTCATTCGCCCGCAAGAGGGGGTTGAGAACGGCGAGATCGCGCTCGTAGCGGTGGACGACGGCAGCACAATTAAGCGCTTTTACCAGGATAATCAAGGCATTCATTTGAAGCCGTGCAATCCGGCTCACCCAACACAGCATTATGACGTTGACGCTCCGATCCGCGTC